TCTAGAGCTTTTTCAAGTTCGGGTGTACAAGTCTCAAACTGACTCTCTTTCTCTGCTTCTGCTCTATCTTCCAATATTGCATTAATGGCTAATGCTCTATTTTGAATATTTTTTTGTACTTGTACAGCTTCTTCGTAATTTTTCTGTAAAGTCTCCAGTTCTTGTTTTAGTTCTTCTGTTGTCTTACGAGTCATAAATTAGTATTTTGTTTTACCTAGTGTAACGGCAGCATCCTGAGCAGTAAAGTCCTCTGTTGTCCAGATAGAAGTATTATCCTCCTTCTTATAAGCTTTAATAATTTCCAAATGTTCTACGTTTCTTTTTATCGTATCTCTTTGCTCATCTGTAAGAGAAGATAAAGCAGCAAGTTTATTAATAAGAGTTACGCTATCTCCAGCATTTGTAAAAATTTCTGCTATTTCTTCAGTTGTAAATTTAGGCATTTGATTTTAATGCTTTAACCTCTATTGTAAGCTCTTGTATTGCTTTGACAAGAATAGGTATAAGTTTACTATAAGAAGCTTCTAATTTATCTGGGTTATTTTTATTTACAGCGTGTATATAATCGTTTTTATCACCTAATGCTTCATCTAGTTCCTGTGCAATAAAACCGAGTTCTGTTCTACCATTATTTTCACTTTCTTCACGCATTGCCCATGTAAATTTTCTAGGTTTTAGCAAATTAATAAGCTCTAATCCATCTGGTGAATCAACGATATCTGTTTTGTCTCTTGCGTCAGATAAAGAACTAATAGTTTGAACCTGACAACGTAAGGAGGTGACAGAGCTATTTCCTAACGTAATTTCGTTAGATACATCCACTGCACTAGGTATAGCGTTATTTCCCAGACAAGTATTATTTGAACCAGTGCTTAGTGTATTGCCAGCATACTGCCCCACACAGGTGTTTGAACTTCCATAAGTGATATTATCTGCTGCTTGATATCCTATTCCAACATTAAATTCACCCGAACTTAGCTGTTCAAAAGCATTGCTTCCAATACCTACGTTATATCCAGCCGTAGTTGCAGCAGAACCAACACTATATCCCCAAAAACTATTTCTTTGTCCAGTTGTAAGTGCCTGCCCACAATAATAACCACCAAGAGTATTAAAGTTTCCTGTGGTGATTGAATCACCGCAAGTACTTCCAATTATTACTGATTCTCTAGCAGTAGTAATAGATTTACCAGCATTTGATCCTAGCACAGTGTTATTGTTACCCGAAGTGCAAGAATCTAAAGCAAAGTATCCAATCGCAGTTGAATTATCTGCTGTAGTGATAGCAGTTCCAGCATTAAATCCAATCAAAGTATTATTAGTTGCATCTGTACCAGAGAATGAATCCCCTGCATTTGTACCTCCTACTGTATTCTTTTGTGCATCTGATGATAATCCACCACCACTACTAGGTAGATTAGTTAAATTAGCTCCTGATACTGCTGGTAAAGTTGCAGGGAATCTTGCATCTGGAATCGTTCCGCTTGTTATATTACTGCCATCTATTGAAGTACCATTTGAAGTGACACTATTGCCCATGTAACCATGTGCAGAACATTGATAATGCAGAATTATGGGTGTTGCATCTGTTATGAGAATCTGTGTATATGCCCCGCTACTGCCAGCCGTTCCACTTGTAGTGACGTTTGTTGTATAAGCTGTTGTTTTATCTGCTTCTAAATAAAAACGTAAAGGGTGTCCACTATTTGAACTATCAGATTGGTCAAACTTATAAGTATTTCCAGGTGTTAGCGACAAAAACGGTGCAAAAATACCATTTATTTTATAGCCCGAACCTGATCCAGTACCGTTATATCTATGTGCAGATGTTTTAGAAGCAACTGTGACTGTATAAGTGATCGTAGAACTGTTAAAAGTTCCAAGAGTTTCACCTACCTCAAAAACATGACCAGAATCATTTTTGATAAATAATTTTGCATTATCTGTTTTAACAGCTATTTCTCCTGCAACCAAATCAGAGGCTGTTGGTTTGGTTGTACCTCTTTTATGTTTTATTGTAGACACCTAAAAAGAGCCCCCGTCAATTTGTCCTACTGTTAAAAGACCACTAGAGGGATTATAGGAAAGACCTGTGTCTGTTTCTAAACCCTTTGTACCTGTAGCAGCATCAATAAATGTTAAATAAACAGTTTCATCCGTTGAGTTGTTTGCACTAGCAATAATGTTTGTCGCTGTAGTCGCTGTCGCTGCGTTTCCTGTAGTATTTTGATTTAAAGTGCCAATAGTAAAAGTTATTTCATCACTAGAAGCATCAGTTGTTATTGCTAAACCACCAGCACCTACAAATGTGGCTGTATCAGTAGCACTGTCAGCCGCTACAGTAGTTTGACCTGATACTGCAATGTTTGAAAAAGCATTTTGGTTTACATCACCACCAGAACCGGCAGCTCCCCATACCAAACCGTTTGTATTGTCATATTTGAGAATGTACCCATCAGTAGGAGAGTTGTGTATATCTAACATTGCCTCTGTTACGGATTCATTTGCTATGGTTGTTGTTATTGATGCATCAGCCGTTCCATTAAATGAAGCACTGCCTGTAACATTTCCTGTTAAAGCTATATTTCTACTATTAGCTAAACTAACAGCACTACCTGTGACGTTTGCCTGTAAAGTGCCAATAGATATAGATAAATTACCTGTGCTGTCTGCTGTCGCTGTAGTTGTTCCTACTATAAATTGATCAGCACTTTCATCCCAACCTAAAAAAGCATTATTACCTGTACTGCCTCTTTCTATTAAGATTCCACAGTCATTACCATTGCTACTAGCACCACTATTTAATTCAAGAATATTATCGCTTACGGTTGTATTAGTAGTCGCTATTGTTGTAGTCGTTCCATTCACAGTCAAATTACCAGAAACTATTACGTTACTACTAAAAGTTTTTGCACCACCAATAGTTTGTGAAGTTTCTAAATCACAAAAAGCACCGACTCCCCCCACTTTAACTACACTTGCAGCGTTACTACCACTTGTCCCTTTACCATAAAATAAAATTTCATTATTTTCAGTAAAAGCTAATTCTGCATTTGCTAAAGCAGAACTGCTTGGTGCTGTAGATCCAGTAGATCTTTTAATACGTAATTGAGCCATAAGTCAAAAGCTGCCTCCATCGACAATAGTTAGTTTGGTAGTAGTTGCATCTGCTTTAAACTTAGCAGAAGTAGAGTCGTAGTAAATGATAGATCCATCAACTTTATTAGTTGAATCTAAAACAAGACCTGAACCAGCAGGACCTTGAGGTCCAGGAACAGAGACAGTTACGACTGAAGTCTCTCCATTAACTGTAACAGTGTTCTTTTGGGTTGTAATGTTAACAGAAGTCATGTTGACGTGTAACCTTCACTTACAAATATAGTCCCTTCTAAATAATATTCTTTATTGCCCGATCCATCTACTAATAAAACATCATACTTTAAAATATTTGGAGTAAATGTAGCAGTCTGCACATCTGTCAAAGAAATACTTACCGAACCTGCTGATCTATCTGTATAAGTTGTCGTAAAATCTGCAAATTTTGTGATGCGTGTATCTTCTCCAGACCAAACTTGTGCAGCAACCGTAAAACCTGTTAGATCTATCGCATTATTATTGCCATCTTTAAATAACAAAGGGATAACATGATCTGATCTCCTTTGAACAGTAAAGTTATACGTTCCAGGTTGAATTGCCATTAGCTACCTTCTAATACAGCTACTTTAGCTTCTAATGTCTCTATTTTAGCAACTGCTTCTTGTAGTGCCTTTGTCAAAGTAGCTATTAAAGGTAAAAACTCAATTTGCTGTAAATTTGCATCATCTTTTGGTATTTTGCAAGCATCTGGAATTACTTCACCTACTTCGTGTGCGATAAATCCTTCACGAACATCTTCACTTGCTTTGTATAAATCATAATTAGCCCTCTTATAACTTACTGTTCTTAATTTTTTAACCCTTTCAATGCCGTTTATATCTAAATCTGCAATTTCTCTTTTAATCCTGTAATCAGAAGTTCCATATTGAAAATAACCTCGCCTTGAGTTGTCTATGTAAAAATACTCTCTTTCTGCTCCTGGGGTGCCGTCATACCAAACATTAAATAGATTTGCTGTGCTCTCACTTGCAGTACTACTGTTCCCAGAATCAGTATCAACACCAGTTCTTGTTCCAAATCCTTTGGCACATACGGCACCACCTGTTGTGCTTGCATTAGCAAAAGAAGAACCTACTGGAACGAAAGAACCACTTGCTGTTATTTGAAATCTGCTTAGGTTTTCAGTGGTAAATACAATGGGTGCTGCTTCGCTTGTTTTTATTTCGAAATCTGCTGTTCCTCTGTGCTCTAAAAAAGATTTTGCATTTACTCCGTCATTACGACCTACCCTTAAACCATAATCAGTATAAGTTTGATTAGCAGCAGTAATATCTAAAAATGAATTTTTACCTGATTCAGGACTACTTATTTGAAGAATAGTGTCTGCATTGGGATGTTGCATGTATATATTGCCAGCAAGCTCAAATAATTGTGACTTAAATGTTGCTGTAAGTCCTCCAGCATTAGCTACTCTTATCTGATTAAGGTCACTGCCAGAATTAACATTGAAAAAACCTGTGCTTGCGTCACCAGTAAATGTATATGATGGCGTAGTGGCTGTTCCAGTTGGACCAAAGAAATTACCGTTATTTAGTGATATGAAACCTATCTTAGTTTGTGCATCTGCTTGATAGAAAGACATCTTATCCGCAACAGAATCTGCATACCACATATATTTGTACTTAGTGCTAGGTTCACCACTATATTCTCCATTATTAGATCTTATTGCTCCAAAAATATCATTTAGATCCTCTCTTACTGCTGAGCCAGAAGCATTGTTTACTATAAAATCTGCTGGCTTTGATGGCGTTGTCATTTTACTTTATGTTTTTCCTATTATACTAGCCTTCTCCATACCCAAAAGCACTATATGTAAATTGTCTGGCGACAAAACCTCCTGTCGCTCCATTTTTTATACTTACAACAAAATTATTTGTAGAAATACTATCTATAGTAAAAAAGTCTCGATCTTGCATATTATTTATATTTATAGATATTACGGGTTTAAATTTATCTGTGCTACCACCAACAGCTGTAGTTCCTGTAAAGAATTTTTTAGCAAAAGTTACTGTAGTCGCTCCACTGCCAGAACTTGTTAGAACACCGTTTGTGGCACTTGAATTATCAATACTTCTCTCAGTTCTAGGTCTGAATATTAAATTTACTCCTAATTCTTCTATATCTACATTTTCATAGGTGCTTTGATTCTGAACTAAAACTCTAAAAGATAAAGTTCGAGCAATCATGTCAGTATTAACAAAGGTCTCGAAATATTGAAAAGTACAGTTTGAAGTAGTTACTGACTGTGAAGTCGTTGATGTAAAATTAAAAGTATTAGTAGAAATAGACGTTATAACATAAGTTCCATCAACTCCGCTTCCAGAAGTTGCATCAAAAATAATACTATCTCCGACAGATCTACCATGAGCATTGCTTGTTATAGTCACAGTTGTTCCAGTTTGTGAATATACCGCATTTATAGTTGTATTTCCTGTTTGACTTTTTGCAACTTGAAAAACAAGATCTGCACTTTTATCAACGACTGTTGTACCCCCAGTAAAAATATCAGGCCAACGATCCATATCATCTGTATAAGAATCCCATTGAGTTACAGTGCTAAATCCAGATTTTTTAAAATGTGGTTCCAAATGAAACCTAAACGGAGCACCTAAATCAATATCATTGGCAACAAATGTATAAATACCCTCACTTGGAATACCACTACCTCCTCCTGCTGTCACTAAGTCAAGTGAAGCAGTAGATGTACCATTGACGGTAAGAGTATCAAAATCTGTAATTGAATCAAAAGTTATAGCACTTGACAGTCTTAAACCACCAATACCGGAGTCGTATTCTAAATTTTCTTTCGATCCAGAAAAATTACCCGTATTTTCTCTAATTTGAGCAGCAAGTAAATTATTAGAAGCAATCGTTCTATTAACAACAACAGACGTAGCAGTTACCGACTCATTTTTATCTACATCAATAAATTTTAAAAAATATTCTCCACTCTTATAATCATTAAATATAATTTCATTAACATTTCCATTCACACGCTTTTCAGGATTTGCGTTTTGTAAAGTTGCTGTACCATCAGAAATATGTGAAAATTTAACATCAACAAATCCACCAAACAAAACGTCTAAATCTGTTGACCTATCAAATCTTAAAATTAAATTATCACCACTTTCCTCTGCTCTTAAATTTGTAACTGGATTAGGAGGTTGACTTAAGCCCACAGCGTCTAATTGAATAATTGACGCAGGATTACTTAAAGTAAATGTTGAAGTAATTGATCTAACAGCAAAATTATAAAAACCAGCTTTGTTATTCTTTATTATAAATTGATTACTTTTTTCTTCTTTTACAATAGGATCACCTCCATTCTCCGTGTAAGCCACTTGATAACCTTTCGCACCATCTACATGACTAAAGTCCAAAACTATTTGACTTTGTGCTCTATTCCTTACAATAACAAGCTGTTCTTCTACCTGTTCTATAGATGGAGAGGGTAAAGGATCCAATAAAGTAGTAGGCTCTAAGCCAAGTCCAAAGTTACTAAGATCTCTTGTATCTATAAACTGATACTTATTATCATCATAAATAATTGCTGTTATTGAAAAAACAAAATTATCTTTCTGTTTTATATTTGTAATTCTATATTTTCTATGCTGAACATTACCAGTTTTTACAGCCCAAATTGTTCCAGCTATCGGATCTGTATCAGGACTTGTACTGACTGCTGGTGACACTGTAATAGTCGATCCACTTACAGTTTGAATTACACTTTCCTTTACAGATCCATCTTTTCTAATAATTAAAAAACTGTCACCAGTACGACCTAAAGTTGTATTCGTACTGTCATCAACAACAATAGTTGTAGTGTTACTTGAAGTAGCTACTGACTTTATACGGCCTGATGTCCTTATAATCTCTTTTGTTTTATCTGCAATCTTTATTATCATAAAAGGTTCTAATATACAAGCTGCTTCTATTCCACATTCAAAAGTAACTATTTCAGTTTCAAAGTTAGAAGTATATAAGATTGACCTACCGTATCTTTTTGCCTGATCTCTATCAGTGGTATATAAAGATTGAATATTAGTTTGGTTTAAATCTTTAAGTGATGGTTCAGTAGCTTTAACAGAAATTACATCTGTATCTTGTATCTCATTGTTAAAATAAGAAACATTTACCTGATTGAATTTTTTATCTTTATCGACTCCAGAATAATTAAACAAACCATCAACTACATTTGCATTAGTAAACAAATAAGATACAACCGTTTCTGGTTTATCAATAGCAATCTTAAGAGATCCGTTTCTATAATATAAAGTCGCTCTTATCATTCCAGCAATTTCTCTGACAATATCAAGTGCTTTCTTTCTTGTTTTTATAACACCGTTAAATGAATACCTTGGTTTTGTCTCACCTGATACTGGAGTTGAACAATATAGACTTGCTTCATAAAAAGATGCTTTGTCAATTTTTAATTCTGATATACCTAAACCATAATCTTCGGTTAGTAATGCATATAAAATCCAAACTGGATCTGAAGTCCAATGCTTATCTGTAGTTAATTGTTGAAAAGAATAATTATTTACTGCTTCATATTTAATACGACCTGTAACAGTGTCTATAGGTGGATCTTGTGGAACTTTTACTTTAATACCTCTAATGAAATACTTTCTTTGAGGAATATTAGGAAACTGTTCTGCTGAATATCGTAGTCCAATATATGCGGTTCCGTTAAATTCAGTTATATCCTGAATTTGAGGTGTTACGATTTGTATATTTGTACAAAAAAATTCAGTAAATCTCATTTTTCCTTCTTCTAATCTATTTTTTCCCGAATCACTAAAAGGTCCATGTCCTATTTTAGTATCAACTCTAAATTCAGTATCTTCTCTTAAAACTTCTACAGTAAGAGGAAAAATTGCACTTGCAGTTTCAAAATCAGTAAAGTCAATTTTGTCTGATATATCTATTCTAAAATCTTTAGCAAATTGACCCAACGAACGTCCATTTACTGTATAAATCTTGTTCTGTATAACATTACCAGATTTATCTCTTATTCTAATACGAGGTATAACAGAATTACTGAAATTTTTTTCAACAAATACATTACCATCTGGAAATTCATTACCATCTAGAGAGCTATTTATAGGGTCTATGCCATCACTTTTATGAAGGCCAAAATTAATTCCTAATCCAGAGTTTGTTTCTCCTGATTCTAAATCTATTTGCCTTAAGCTCTCCCAAGATAAAGTAACTATAACTGCTCTTGGAATACTATTAATATCAGTTCCCGCATTTACAGTTGCAATTTTTTTATGAGATTCGGGATCTTTATTATTTTTAACAGGAGTAGCCTGACCAGTCACAGTAACACTTGACCTTAATTCATTAACACCAGGCATTATTTGTTGATTTTCTCTACCGATTCTTAAAGATAAAGAGGTATTAAGAATATTTTCAACTCCAGCAGATGTTCTAATAGGAGTACCATTTAAAAAAATGTCTTTTTGTGCCGCTTTTATATATTCTACTGACAAGAGGTCTGACTTTGGTATAGGCTTTCCTTCCTTAGATGGTGTAGAAAAACCTTCAATTTCTGCTCCGTCAGAAACTAAATCTAGCAAAGTAACGAATTGAACAGTTTTTAAATTACCATTAGGCAAATCCTCACTAAGTAGAAAATCATTATTACTTATTTCTCTTGCCATGTTTTTTTATGGGGTAGAATCAGCCACTTGTACTGTATCAGCACCAGCACTGATTACAACAGAACCAACTAAACATTCACCAAATACTAAAGGTGCTGCTCCACCAGATTTTGTAGTATTAGCAGTTTGATTGCTTAAAAAAGATTCAACTTGTGGATCTGAACCTTGCGTGGGAGGAGTTACTGCTAATAAATCTGCAAAAATTTCTAAAGCGGTAACAGCTAAAGCAACCTTTAAAGCTTGAAAGAATGTTGCGCCTTTTACAAAAATTGAAGAACTAAGAAATAAAGTACTAAAAAAAGTAAAAAAGAAATTACCTGATATTAAAGGAATAACTTTAATATGAGCTTCACTTTTTATCGGAAAATTTAGAAAAGTAATATCTAAATTATCTATTTGAACGCTGTAAAAAGACTCAGTTAAATGTTGTTTGGTATTAGGATAATTAACTTTTATAAAACTAAAGATTTGATCTACATTTGATACATCTGCCTCAAATTCATTTACTTTACATAATTTACGCAAAGGGCCATATAATTTAATCTTTTTCATCATGATTCTGTCCTCAAATAATGCCAATTATCATCTTGTATAGAATAAATATACCAATCCAACATAAAAATTTTACAATTACTTTTATCGGCATCTGATGGATCTGCACTGCCTATTACATGAGAATGTAATACCGCTAAAACTTCGGCTCCACTATCTTCACAGGCAGCATAATCATTAGGATTTAACGCGAAAGTAATTTCATCTTCAAGTTGAGATGCAATGTTTTCGCAAGGCCAAAAGAAATCAACACCATCTTTTTGTGCCAATAATCCACAACCCTCTGCGGGCTTACACTTGATAAAATGTTTTTTAGCTTCTTCTTTCCAGTTCATTGAAATACAAAACTACCAACAGCAGGAAATCTATCTTTTGTAATTTGTAATTTTGGTAATTGGAGATCTTCAAAATCTATAGTATTAACAAGCTCAAAAGTACATATCTGATTGTTTTCTATAACTTTTTTATTTATTAGAAATTCTTGCTGTTCTAATTCTTTAGATCTATCTGCTCTTCCATAAGGATTTCCAGACGAGCCAGCAAAATTAGAATCATCTAAAAACTGTGCTAATGTTCTAATTCTCTTTACTTCTGCTTTTGCTAAATTATTAAATTTACTAAAATCATTTACTAATTCGATTAAAGTTGAAAAAGTGCCAAGATTATTTGCAAATGTAAGTGTAGGTCTTGCCATAGTAGTATTATCACCAGTTTCAAAACCTTCAGCCTTGCAAGCTATGGCATTATAAATATTGTTTTGCCATTTTATATCAGTATTAATTTCATTCGTGCCAGCATGAAATCTATATAAAACTACTGTCGGAGGATTAGGGCTGGTTGGATCATAATGAATATTTTCTATTAACTTCAGTTCAAATAGCTCAATAATTGTAAAACCATTCAAGCTTTGCAGTTGCTCTACTGGTATTGTCATGGTTGAAATACCTCCTCAAATGTTACCTGTATTCTAGCTCTATTTAAATAAGGTATAGATTTATTCCACTGTCTGCAGACAAAAAGAGAGGCAGAACTTTCTGCTGGAGGTGTGAAATTAAAACTAGCTGCATCATCGGCTCTGGCATCCAAGAAGTTTTCTATGGTATCTGCACTGGATACACCTGTGCCATTGAAATTATCAGATTCGGATACTTCAAAAGTAAGTTGATATACCTTTGGATTTTGATTTAACCCAAAATTAGCTCTTGAAATATAGCCATCACCAAACTGAATTTCAGTTGTCCTTGGTGCGGATCTTTTCTGTACACCATAAGTTGGGTTAATCGCTGGAAAAGTTAATGTCATTAGGCAAGTAAACCTCCACTACGTTTTTGTTTAACTATTTCTGATTGTATTGCAATAGCTAAAGCTTCACCAAACTGCTGTCCATTACCATCACCTTCAACAGACGAACCAGAGGCATCTACGTTTACGACTATATTTGTAGAACCCATTGCATTGTTAGGAATAATAGTTCCTGCTCTATCTGGTACAAATAACTCTGGCC